GCGATTTCTAAGTGAAGATCGGGTATACCACTACTTGTGCTATCCATTTCTACGGTTAGCCATAATGCACTATCCGCAAAAACTTCCGGTAGACCAGTACGATCTAAACCTAATACGTCACCGTGACCCGCAAAAAGTACACGCAAGCTACTCGCAAGTAGTCTAGCTACGATCACGTTTACCGTACCGGCGGTTGCGACCGTACCACCGACTACGACGCTTTCTATCTTCTGTACTCCACTATCACCGGCTTGTAGCGGTAGCATAAGTACACGTTTGTTAGTAAAGCCGGATAGTGACCCCGAAGATCCCGTAGTACGACCGGTAGTACCGTCTTGGTTTGTATAGTTTACGGTTACCGTAGTCGCTGTAGCTGATACTGCCGTGTTTATTTCTAGCAATATATAAGTATTTTTATAGTCACTATTTGGTAGTCTACCCACGTAAGAAGGTTGCGAAGATAGGGTAGTAGTCGCTAAGGTTGTAAGCGAAATACTACCTACGTGAAATAGACGATCCCATAATTGAAAGCGTCCCGCTAAGTTACTACCAAAAGCGATACGTGTAAGGTATCCTTTTGCACCACCACCGAAAGCGTTAATCACTGGAAAGCCCGCCGTAGCGTCTGTAGGTACTAAGCCGTTAGTCGTGTTACCTATTGAAAGCGACCCCGCACTAGGGTTACCCGCTACGTCTAGTAATGAAAACATAAGCTGTGCGACCGTAGTAATAGCCGTAGTTTTTTTATACGGTATTAACTGCTTACTAGCCCCTATGTATGTATCCCCGTTTGTAATTGCCATAAATTTATTTAGATATAGTTAATAATTTCCGGCAAGTCTATAGCCGACTGTATAAGCTTGCCGTTTGGTAATAAGAAATTGTAATGCGTAGCCCCGTTGTACTTGTAACCGAAGACGTAGATAGTAAAACGGGTTTCGTTTTCTGTACCCGCTTCTAAAATTGTCTTGCGGTAAAAGTGAAATATCTTTGCCCCGTCCGGTAGCATAATATCTATGCGACTATCCATATTTTCATTATCGTAAGTGCGATACATAGTAAGCATTTTAAGCTTATCTTGCTCTATTTCGGTAATGCTATGAAATAGCCCCGTGTTTAAGTCGTACTGGTGTAGTTCGGTATTGTCTTTATAGACTACCGCCCATACCCACTTTTCTATTTCTACTTCTTCTTTGGTTTTGTTATGTATATATTTCATAAAAAAATACGGTTATTGTCTAGCAATACCGTACTTTTTTTCGCATTGTATTGCTAGGTTTGGCATTGTATTGCCGTTAATTTTTAATTTACTCCGCCGGTGTTTCTGTTCTTTGCCTTGCTAATTCCGCTTGCCGACTGTACTCACCGTCGGTAAGTATATCTTGGTGCTGTACTTCCGTAGGTTGGTGACCGGTTACCGGCGAAATGTGATTACAGTAAGCTTGTTCGGTTTCAAAAACTAGACCGGTAACGCCGTCTATGTGCTTACCGACTAGCTCTAGGTGCGTAAAGTCTTCTTTATAACCTATCGCACCGACTGTACTAGGATCTATTTTTTCGTTTGGCATATGTTTAAGCTGTTTCGTCGTACTGGAAATTAAGGGTAGTAGTACTTCCGGCTGTATCCCCACTATCCGTTACGATTTGGTGTACTAAATAATCACTTGACCCGACCGCCGTAAGTGATCCGGTTAAAGACCCCCCTATACCTAAGTTTGCACTAGCGGGGGTAGAAGTAGGCATAGCTTGATCTACGCCGGAAACTGCCGACTGCGTAGGTGTAGCGTATGAAATGTTAGCGTAAGAAGTCGTACGTGCATTTGTAACGTGTGTAGCTGATCCACCTAAAGCACCAGTACGCCATATTTTAAGGTTATCTATTTTACTAGATCCACCCATAGCGGTAACGTGTAGCTTTTGGTATTTAGCGAAGGATCGCTGACCCGCTACAATAGGGTTAGCAACTGGATCTAAGCCGGCACTATCTACCCCACCCATATTACTATTTGAGATATTATGCGTAGCTGTAGCCCCCGCCCCGTTAAATTCGTCTATTTCTATTGTAGAAGCCATAGTTTAAAAATGTTTGTTTATAATCTGCCTACTTCTAAGCATTATAGGATACTGGTTTTACCCAGTAACCTAAATACCTACAAGGTATTAAGCGTTTGCTGTCTGTAGTACTGCGACCGCATTTTGCAATACGATAGCGTAACCTACACGCTCTACGACACGAATACCGATCATATCTTGCTCTGCAAGGTTGATAACGGTAGATCCGTCTGTATCGTGGATAGTAGCTTGATCCAAAAGCTTAACTTGCATTTCGCCTTTATCACCGTACACACAAGCTTGTTTAAGATCACCGAAGATCGCAAAAGGCTTGTTATTTTGTGTACCTTGTGAAGTAGAAGGGAAAGCGTCACACTCTACAACTGGTTTACCCCATAGCGTAGCCGGCTTGTCGCCTTGTGGCATAGCGTAAATGTAGTTATCAGTAGTGTCTTTAAGCTTCATAACTTCTGCTAAGACTGTAGGGTGCAAGTAGTATTTACCCTTAGCACGTGCTGAAGTCTTAACTTTGTACTGAAGATCAAGGTAGTTATCTGCCGTAGCTGAAGCAAAAGTAGTCTTTGTAGCACCGAGCGTAAGCTTTGGTACACGTCCCGCACCGGTATCGTTAAGAATACCTAAGAATACAGTACCGTCACCGTTAAAGAATTGTGTATCTTCTTCAATACTTACTGCTTCTACAAAGAGTTCTGCAATAAGGGCTGTAAGGTTTACGGCACTATCTTCTACAAGTTCTTCTGTCAAAGGCACGATCGCCGCCAATTTCTTTAGGCTTTGTGTTACCTTAGCAAAAGTAGCTTGTGTAGAAGTCTTAGCTATACCTTCACCAGTCCAGTAAGTAGAAACTGATCCACTAAGTGCCGGAATTTCACGTGTGTTACCCGCACCACTGAAAGGCAAGTAACGCATTTCACGTCTAGCAATACCGTAACCTTCTTCTTTGATACGCATTACTTCGTTAAGAAGGGCTACCGGAATTGTGTAACCCGCTTTTGCGGTATCACCAGTACTAGTAGTCATTTTCTTCAACTTCTCACCGTCACCGGCGATAAGTGCTTTTACGAAGTCACGGGTTTCTGCGTCTTTGTTTACTGCTTCCGGTGCTTTCTTAGAAGCTTCGCCTTTAGCTGTATGGTTACTAATTGCTTTAAGAAGTGATCCGGCAATTTCGTCGGCTTTCTTCTCTACTGCGTCTTTTACAGAAGTTTCTACAACTTCTTTTACGGTTTCTTCGTCCACTGTTTCGGTTTCGTCGGTAACTTCTGTAGCACCTTCCGCTTGTGCGTCTGTAAGCTCTACGTCTGTTACTTCGCCGTTATCCTTAACAAGAAACTTTTTACCGTTGATTGTTTTATATTTCATAGGGTTAAAAATTTATGATTAAATTACTAATTTTTTGTAGCCATTTTTTTAGCAACTAGGCTTTTACAAGCTTTGTTTACTAAGGCAATAGCAAGATCCTTTTTAGATTTCACTTTAGCGGTAGGTACGGCTTCTATAGCTTTCGCTACTACTTCCGTAATTTCCGCTTTTAGCTCGTCCGCTTCTTTTTCGCTCACGACGTCTTTAGGTTTGACGTCTTCACCACCGACCTTTTTAGCAATTTCTAGTTTACCTAGCGGATTTGCTACTTCCTTAAGTTCAAGTCCCTTAGCTTTTGCTAAAGCATAAGCATTAGCCGGTACATTGACGCAAGATATTTCATACAGTGTATTTTCTCTAAGCACTACCTTATCTTCTTCGGTATTGTACTCGTATACATCGTTTCTAAAACCGCAACTAAACGCTGACATATACCCGCCTTCGTAAAGGCTAAAGATTTCTTGTGCGAAAGGTGTTTCGGCAAATTGTATTTCGCCTTCTAGTCCAGACTGACCTACTAAAAGATTTAAAGCTTTACCAATAGCGGGGCGGTTATGATCGTGACCGAAAAGCACTACGGGGTTAAGCATATATTCTTTTAAGTTCCAGCCTAACTGATCCACGACTTCACCGTGTCTATCTTCTGCCATTGTAGAAAAGACGCCTTTAATAATGCGTTGCTCTTTGTCTACGCTAGCAACTTTAAACTTTAATTCTTTTTGATAGTTTGTCTGTTCCATATATATATTATACCATACGCTATTTTTAATCTTCTCTAAAGACCGGTGCTACGACGCAACGGCAATTAACTTCTTGTGGGTAAGGTAACCCGTTACTAAAGTCACTGTCTACACTTACGACTTCACCATTTAACGCTAGGTGTTCGTCACGGGTACGATCGTCTTGCGTAGCGATCCATTCTTTATGCGTCGCTATGCCACTTTGTTTATACCCTTCCATAAGACCTTCATTATTAGCGTTAGTCGCTTCTGTTCGTGCGATCATATCGGCACGCCATATAGGTATTTCACTATATAAAGTTCTAATACTATCGGCGATTTCGTTATTACCTAAACCGTTTGCTAGCCCTTCGCTAATAAGCTTTTCTAGGCGATCTACGGTTGTATCCATAACCGATTTACCTACAAATTCGGCACGCTTAGCGATAGCTTCACTTCTTGCTTTAGATATATTAAATTCTTCTGCCGGTGCTAGACCCGCTAGGGCTTGCTCGCCACTCTCTTTAAAAAACTTTTCTAGGAAAGGTAAGGTGATTTCACTAAATAACTTAGTTTCTTTTTTAACGTCTATGATTTTCTTAGGTAGCGACTTATCGTATACGCTCTTACTTGCTTCATTAAAGCCGGCAAGTACTCTATCTTCTTGATCGCTCATAAACTCTTTGATAGCGTCGGCATAATCTACCGCCTTAGTATCAAGTGCCTTGTTTACGGTTTCGTAATACTCTTTTCTTTGTGTAGGATCTTCAAAAAGTTTTCGTAGCTTTTGTGCTTTAGCCTTAGTATCCTTTTTTAATTCCTTTTTCACTTCTTGCGTAAGCTGTTTTGTTACGTCTTCTTTAATCTTAAAGAAAAGTACGCATTTAGGGTTAAGGTTTTTAATTCGGCGTGGTTTCGGTGTAGATAGTTTCTTAATATCGGCTTCGCTAAGATCAAATAACACGCTTTTATTTTGCGGTATGCCACCTATAGGGGCTTCACCTAACGGCTTATAGATAGACCACCCACCTACTACCGGTTCTAGTCCTTCCCTAATACGCACTTCGTTAATGGTTAGGTAGTTCAAAGTAATACCTTTTTCGTACTCTTTTAGGGCTAATTCTCTATCTTCGGGGATAAAGTCGGTAAATGTTAGGCTTAATCTAACGTCAAAGTCGGGATATACAAGCCTTTCGTTAAGCATTTCGCATACGTTAAGCACTTCCGGTAAGATAGTTTCTCTTAAAAATACTTCGGTAGCTGTCTTAGCATTAGCATAATTTACTTGATCGGTGATAGCCACGATAGGCTTAGGCACTTGAAAAGCCACTAAAATATCGTCACGGGTAGCCTTTAAGCTCTCTATATAGTCCATTTCACGCTGACTAATAGCCACTTGCTGATACTCTAGCCCCGCTTCTAGGATAGCTAGCTTACTTGATTTACCTACCCCGCTATATTTAGCTTCCCATTTTTCCCTTACGTCTTCTTTTACGTCTTCACGCAAATAGTCCTTTACTTTAAGGATAGCGTCGGGGCGGGCATTACGCTTAAAGAAGTCCCTTTGAAATTGTGTTGCATAGTCTTCGGTTTCTACACGTGAAGAAGCCGGCTTAACCGGTGAAAAGCCCCTACGTGGATCACTAGGGTTAGTAGCCTTATCGTGTATAATATCGTCTATCAAAAAGCTAGATACTTCGCTTACTGATTTCTTAAACTCATAGCCCATAAGCACGCCGTCTTTATCATAGATCACTTCCATTAAGTCGGGGCGTAGGTTATACATTTCCACCACGTTACCGGCGGTATCTCTTACCTTCCATACAAAGTTTTCACCCGCAAGTAGTTTATTGTGTAGCCACTGATCTACGAATTGCTTTTTAGTTTGTGAAGGGTTAGGGCTGTATATCAAGTCAAGTAGCGGGCTAGTTTTTACTTCCTTAGTATCACCGTTTGCGTTTATTACTCTCAAAAGTTCAAAGTCTACACTACTTACCTTTTGTGCTATCTTCTTGACGCACGCATAAACGTATAAAGACTTTTCGTATTGCGAAAAGAATTGTGATTTACCGCCTAGATCGTCGCCGTACATTTCCAATAACTGCGGTAGCGATATAAAAGATTTCTCTTTAACTTTACCTAAACGTTTGATCTCAAAATTAAGTATCTTCATATATATATTATACCACGCCCACTACTAACTTAATCGTGGTTGCGGTTTGGTTGCTAATTGTAATGCTATCGCCCGTGCCATAACTCTATCGTCGTGACCGTCCTTAGGGTGATCGGCTCTATCGTTTACCCATATCATAGCTAAAGCTTCGTCTTGTGCTTCGGTATATGTTTCTATAACTTCCTTATTTCTATAGGCACTTTCAAGATCGTTTATTAAAATAGGGCGGTTACTACCGTCGGTTACCCACTTATCAAAAATAAGGCTAAGTTTTTGTGCTTCTTTTACGTGTGCTACTCCCACCCCGTTTTTTTCAATAGCGATACGTAGGTTAGGTAGCTTATCTATAACCTTTTTGATCTTTAACCAGAAGACGTCAATAGGCTCATTACTAGTATACTCATAAACAAAAGCACCCTTAAAGCCTTCTTCGGTAGTCTTACCTTTAGGATCGTATATAGCGAAGCTATGATTATCACCGTCCGGCGTACCTTCGGCACAATCTACCCCCGCATATAATACCTTTTCCCGTATCTTCAATATGTAGGCTTCCCATTCGTAAGGATCTCTAAAGTCTGCCTTTTTGTAAGTCGCTAAGTCTTCGTACGGGATCTTCAAGCTACTATCTACGGTTATATCCTTAAATACACTACCGGTATTAGTAATAAAGCACGTAACGTCGTCTTCGGGGTACTCTTGAAAAAAATACTTACCACGATCGGCTATTTTTACCCTTCGCCACTTAATCATTCCGGCGGTTACTTCGCACCCGTATATTTCCCACGCTTTTTTAATAAGGGCTTTTTCGTCTTCGGTAAGGGTAGCTACTATTTCTTCTTCGGTAAGTTTCGCTTGCTCTTGTGCTAGACCACTAAGCTTTTCTATTTCTTCACCGGTAAGGTTATCGTAGGTATATTCTTGATCTATAAACCACGCTATAAAAATAGGGTTGTAGCTGTTCTTACCTTCCTTTGCGTCCTTGTATATTTTATAAACTTTATCACGCCCGTTAGGTGTAGTTTCTATATCTAATTCGCCTTGATCCCCTAACGCTTCTTCTACTCCATTTAAAATAATATCTATGTTAGGGTAGTAACTTGCTTCGCTAAGGTGTGCGTAATGCAAAGTATCACCACGCCCGAAAGCTTTTTGTCCGGCTGTACCGATAAAGTAATTACTACCGTTATCAAAAGAAAGCATATTAGCACTATCGGTATTAGTCTTTATGCCTAGTATCATATTTTCTAGGGTTAGCTTTGCACTCTTAAATAAACGCTTTGTAGCGTCCCCTTCGTGTGATACTAGTACTGCGTTGATTTGACTAGTTAGGCATTTGTCTACCGCCTTTGCTATAAGTAGCTTACTAAGTCCTTTTTGACGTGGCTTTATGATTACGTTTTTCTTTTTAGCGTGCTGTAAGTAATAAACTTGTGCGGTATTAGGTACAAATTGCACTAGTTTACTAGTCTTATCTAATATTTTATAGTTAGTTTCTAGTGTTTTCGCTAATAGTGTCATAAAGTCCTTTTTTTGTTTTTGCCTTACGATCTGCTTTTATTTCTTCGGCTTTAGCTAGGTTTTCTTCTTGCATAGCCTTTAGTTCTTCGTAGGATACGTTAGTAGTTACATTTTCGGTACGCTCTGCAAATTCGTCACGCTCTTTATTACGTAAGTACCATTGTGAAAGCCCGACGTCCGGCACGCCTTCCACTTCTTTTACTTCCCTATACATTTCTTCGTTAGTTTTAGGATCTCTTATTATGTTTATTACTATTTCCTTACCTTGTATTTTCCTTTCTACGTTAGTACGGGCTATCATAGCTAGCTCACTCTGCCACGCCTTGACTTTTAATGAAAGTGTAGCGTCGGCTTGTAGCCACCTATTTACTGTACTAGGATCTATTCCGGCGTAGTTACACGCTTTCGTAGTACTCATACCCTTCTTATAGTAAGGTTCTAGTACTTTCATTGTTTCTTCTTTGTTAAATGCTATTCCTTGTGCCATAATTTAATCTTTTTCGGGGTGCTTATAGTCCTTTTTCCCGCATACGTCGCACCTATAATACCTAATTACTCTACCGATATAACCAGTATTTCGTATGCCTAGATCCGCAAGTTTTTTAGCTTGACTAGTTAGAAATTCCTTTGTTTCTTCTTCAATTATATAAAATTTTTCTGCTTCGTCCGGTGTTAATTCTCTACTAAAGCTTCGCATATAGTCCGGCAAGGTAAGTATAAAATTATGTGGACGTTTTCCTTTACAAAGTACCCTAGACTTCAAAGACCCCGATTTAACGGTTTCTTCGTCCACCCACTTTTTCTTTTGTCTATCGTAAACCTTCATTTTTGTATTATAAACTATCTGTAGACTTGGTTAAATGATACATAAAGCATTTATTACACTGGTAGGCTCTAAGTCGTACATTTCTTGCTTTCATAATTGCCCGCATAGCCTTCTTAACGTTATTTTTGCTATAGCAATTTTTACCTTTGCATACCTTCGTCATTGTGTTTAGCCTTGTGTGCCTTTAAAACTTCGTAGGGATCGTTAGTTTCGCTACCTATAACGTGCTTACAACTGCTACAGTAGACAAAAAACTTATCGTGTCTACATTTAGCTTTTTCGGCTTGTGCTTGACGCTCTATGCGGGGTATTACAACGTCTTCGTAGTAGCTTTCGCTTTCGTCTTCTTGTGCTAAAAAGTCGTTTTCCCTTTCCCAGTCGTCCCACCGATCGCTTTTACGGGGTGAATTAGGCATTTATTTTATTTTTTGTTTAAAAGGGCTTGTAGTGACGTACGACCTTTACCCATTCGGGTTACGCCAATTTTTTATAATAATGTCAAGTCCCACGTACATTACTATAAAGACTGTAAAAAAGATAAAAACCACGCCAATAGCATTTAAAAGCGTGGTTTCCCGATACTGTTGTAAAAAAAGCAAAGCAATAGGTGTACCGAACATAGCAAAGCCTACGTTAGTAACAATTAGCTTTTTGAAAAATTGTTTAGTATCACTTTGCATAAATTTATTATAGCATTTTTTTGCAAATGCAAGTAATTTATGTTATGCAAATATGTGTATAACTTTTTTGTATTTACAAATTATTATTTTTTGTCTACTACTTCTTTAAGACTTTTTGACACTATAAACTTGACACGTTTACCCGCCGGCACTTTCACCTTCTCACCGGTCTTAGGGTTACGCGCGTCACGTGCTTTACGATCTACTATCTTAAATATGCCTACTTCCGATAACCTTACTTCACCCCCTACCGATTGTTATCATAATTTTTTATTACTTATTTTGTCTAGCCCACTCTAACCAGTCTTCTTCTGCGATCTTGCGACGCTTTCTAACTTCCGGCGTTGTAGGCAAGTATTTATTTTCTTCGTTTTGGATCACGGCACGTACACGACGTATACTATCTTCACGTGGTAATTCTAGTATATCCCGCAAGTAAACAAATTTTTTAGGCTTGCCGTCTTGCGTTAAATTTGCCATATCTTCACGGATCACGTGCGGGCTATAAGTTACCCAATACATTACCGTTAAATATGCGTCGTCGTCCCTTGCTTTAAGGTTTACCGCTAAGATCTTTTCTACATTGTTTTTAATTTTATTTTGTCTTTTTGCCATAAAATTTAATCTCCGTAGTCGTCGTTATCGTGTAGCCGACAAATACACGTCTGCGTACCGGTAGGGGCTTCGTGTGGTTCGTTAGGATAGACCCTTTCCATTACTGTAGTTTCGCCGGTGTCTTCGCAAATATCGCACTCAAATTCGTACGGTATTTCTAAGTCTTCTATAAGCTTTTCGCAAAGTTTATCTTTTTCTTTGTCTATAACTTTTTGATCTTCTTGCAAAGCGTTACTTACAAAGTCCATTTCTTTAGCAAATTTAGCTAGTACTTCTTTGATTTCTTCTTTTGTCATACTAGATAAAAAGCTTAATGATATGTGTAGTTATTGTACCTATGTAGAAGTTATCTGCCGGAAATTGACCCGACATTACCCACGCTATAAAACCTACGAAGTCTATAGCTAATAACCCTATAACCGTACCCCCTATAATCTTTAAAATTTCTTTCATATTGATAATTTTTATTTGTTAAATACGCCGACCTTTTTAAATAATACGTACCCTTCTTCGGTTTCCTTCGTAATGAAGTCGTCTTTAGTAGCTTCTGTATAGCCGTGCTTTTCTCTAAAAGCGATAAATGCCTTACGTTTTTCTAGCTTAGCTTTTTCTTCTTTTTCTTCGGCTTCTTTTTTCGCCTTAGCTTCTGCTTCCGCCTTAATTCTAGCTTCCATTTCTGCTTTAGCCTTAGCTTCTGCTTCAATTCGTACCTTTTCTTTAGCTTCCGCTAATTCTTTTTGGTGTGCGATCTCTCGCTTTTCTGCTTCAATTTTACGCTTTTCTGCTTCTATCTTTTCTTGCTCTGCTTTAGCTTTCGCTTCTGCTTCTGCTTTCTCTTTAGCTAACTTTTCTTCTTCGGCTTTACGCTTAGCTTCTTCTTTAGCTTTTTCTTCTTCAAAAGCCTTACGTTCTGCTTCAAGTTTAGCTTCTGCTTCTGCACGCTCTTTAGCTATACGTGCTTCTTCTGCAAGTCGCACTTCTTCGTTATGCTTCGCTACGCACTCGTTAAAAAATGCTTCGTAAGCTTCACTATTAAGGGCTAAAAGTTCTTCGTCTGTAGCCCACTCTTTAACCCCGTCAATAGCTAATAGACGTTCCTTACGTGTAGGCAATAGCTTTAAACGTTCTTCACGTATGTAAAGCTGTTTAGCTTCTTCTTCTATTGCTTCTAGTCGTAATTCTTCCGGCTCAATAATTGCTACAAGTTCTTTTTCTTTAGCAATTACCGCCCTTTGAAATTTTAGGGCATTTTCCCTAAGTTCTTTACCGACCTTCGTAATACGTACACGTGCGTTTTTAAACGCTATGCGGTTTTCACGCACTAGATCTAACTGCTTACGATCTTTAAGATCTGTAGCCGTAAGATCTTTTGTTTTCTCTACCATAGCGGTTAATTCCGCCACTGTAGGATCAAATTTTTCTAGTTCTTTTTCGTCCATATGATTATTTAATTAGTTTATAATTTTTAACCTACCCTATAATCTGCATTTCTGCATTACTTACATTATAGCGTATTTACAAAATAATACAAGTAATTATTTTGCCTTAATTGTGGATAACTTTTTACCCCCTTTAATAGCCCTAGCGGTTAGGTATTCCACGTAGCAAGCTTTATCGCAAAACTTCTTAGGCTTTTCTATTTCTTTTTTGCACTGTTTACAATTACGCATATTATTTGTTTACTTTGTTACGTAGTTCTATAGTCATAGAAAACTTTACTAATTTTCTAGCCGGTATTTTGCCTAGATTATTTACTTTAGCTTTGTGCTTTACGACCCTAAAAGTACCTAAGCCACGTACAATACTACGCCCTTCTTTTTGTAGATCGTCTATGATTTTAGCGACTACTATATTTTTATGCTCTCTAAATTTTTCCGGTGTCATATTTACCATAATACTTAATTAAGTTTGCCCTTTGCTCTATAAAGTTAGCTTTAGGGTATTTTAATAATTCTTCGTCCGTTGCCCTACTTAGTGCGATCCATACGTTTTTAGCTTTCTGTAGATCCCCGCCGTCTTGATATTCATTTACGGCGTGGTGATACGTGCATAAAGGTATAATCGCCCATACTTCGTCTATCTGCTTACCGGCGTAGATTAGTGCGTGTTCCATAGTGATATGATAACTGCACCCGCCGTCACGCCACCTAGCACAAGTTTTATAGTAAGGATCGGTGTTAATAACCTTACGTACTTTACTGCTTATTGCTCGCATAATCTTTACGTAATTCCCGTATATCGTCCATAAGGGCTTTTGCTATTTCCCTTAC